CATCTACAAATTTATGACTATAATCAATACCATATATAATTGTAGGTGTATAAAATACAAATTTATCAATCCATTCTTTCGTATCTATCAAATCATAATTTATTTCAGAAGAATATATTTTCCATTCTTCTTTATTACCATATTTTGATAAGTATTCTATTATTTTATTCATCTTTCGTAAACTATCAAAACATGCTACAAAATATTTTTTCTCTTTTATTTGTTTAACCATTAAATCTAACATTACCTGAGAACTATTATGTATTATTGCATTAGTATCAACTTTATTTTTGATTGTATTATAGTATACAATATATGTACTTTTTTTAATTTCTTGTATGAATTTAATATTCCAATCAGATAAATCTGCATCTAATGCTATTACATATTTTGCATTACGTATTAGCTCTATTAAATATAAATATGCATCACTTCGTCTCTTATTCATTGTTGGTGATCGTAAATGACATAATAATGAATTAACTTCATCTAATATTACTATACCATTTATAAATAATTTATAATTACATTTTTTAATACTCTCTAGTTGTATAACTAACTTTTCACAATTAATATAGTCATCGTGTTTTAGATCGCCGTAGAATTTTAAATTCAAACTTTTTGTATGCTCTCCTGCTAAATTAACTCGAGATGTTATAGATATTATATTCTTTATTTGTAAGGCATTTATTAATTTCTCTAAAAATGTTGTTTTACCAGTACCAGTAGGACTTTTTAAAAATATATAATTATATGGTATTAATTCATTAACATCTATTTCCATAAATTTTTCATTTCTTTTTATTATATTTTCATGATTAGTTGGATTAAATATTATATCTTGATAATTATAAAATGGTAAGATATAATATGGTTCATCCGCTAAATAAAATAAATAATTAATATCTATTTTAGGTTCAATATTCAAAAATATCTTTTTATTTTCTATCTTATTGTAGTTCGGTAATGCTTCTGAAAATTTATCAAATAATTCATATATTTTATTTTGATCTTGATAACTTAAATATAAATCTTTCATACATACAGCTACCTTAAACCAATCAGAATAATTATTTGTAATAGTTAGTAACTTATTTTTAATCTTATCTAATGCTGATTGTATTTTAGTACAATTTATATATTTGTAAATGTAGTTTCTAGTTACTATTTTATTATCTAATTTAATTACTCTTGATTTTTTAATAATACTTTTATCAGCAATTTCAATACTTATTTTAGGCTTATCGGTTATATGACATATACATGAATCTAAGAATAAATTATAATCAGTAGATTTATCATAATTAAATGAATTATAATATATTAACTTATTGAATTTACCAAATTTTGAACAATACATCATTCTAAAGCAACCTGTTTTATATACACTCTGATCAAGTGTTTCAATTGTATTTAATGTAGTATCATTCATAAAATATTTCATTTCATTAATATTATTAAATATAATATTTGGATATATAAAATGCAATGACGCTTTATCTAATGTATCAGAAATTAAAATTATAATAGGTGTATTATTAATATTAAATGAATGTAATAACTTGGCATTGATTTTTGGTATAGTTGATTCTATTAATTTATCTGCATATTTGTCACGTAATAATTCAGTGGTAAATTTTGTTTGATCATCAATATCAATGAATAATTTAATACCAGACGCATATGTATTATCTTCATAAAAATGTGATTGTTTCTTTTTTATAATATCATAGATAAATTCATATGTATCAAATAAAAAATTTTTAGCACCAGTTTTACATACATCAAATGCAAACAATTGTTTGGTTATGTCATTTTGCAAAGGTTTTTTAGAAAAGGAATTTAATTTATAATTCATAATATATTATACCTAGATATTTTTATATCTGGGAATAGATTTATTTTACATTAAATATTAATATAATATTTAATATCTGGTTTTTTTAATGTTTCTAATGTTAATGTAGTATGTTTATTATAAATATTAACATCACATGCATTTAAAATATTTCTAATTAATAATATGTATGGTCGTGGTGCTATTACATTTTCTCGAATATTCCTAAAATATGTCCATGATGATGTAGCAAATAACTTTTTACAATCATCAGTTAATGCCAATATCTTTTCTTGCATTTCTGTATTCTGATCAATTTCATGTAAAGAGAAATAATTTTTTTCTTTGGTAATACCAATAATTTCAATTAGTTTATCTTTTAATTTCATTTGTTCATCTTTATTAAAATTAGATTTACTATTTTTGGGCATTATACCTATTACTATATACTATGAAAATTATTCTTATGTACATTATATTCTTAAATTTTTATATTATTAATTTAATTTTATATTTGTATTACTTACTTCACTATCTGTTTTATTACTATTGCATTCATTATATAATAATACATATTTTTGCTTGATATATCTGTATCAAGCAAAAATATTATCTAATATATATAATGGATTTCAAAAAATTTTCATAAAAATTTTTAATCTATTATTATACATTTAATATATATTTGTATATCATAATCATATATATTTGCAACCATAACACCACTATTGGTCTTAGCTTTATCATAATCATCTTCCATATTAGCGGGTAAAGCAGGTTCTATTTGATACTGTTCACTTTGTTTGTATTCTTCATTTATTGTATTTACTTTTTTTAATACTTCAATTAATGCTAATTCAAATGATGTATATCCTTTATTCCATATGGAATTAGTATTATCATATATAATATAAATTTTATTCATATTTATATTATATAATTAATTTTTATATGTATGATATTTAATAATATAAAGTATCATTATTAGATTTATTAGTTTTTAACGTATAAATCAGTTGCAGCGTTAGTTGTTATATTTGCAGGTGTTGCATCATTCTTCAAACAACAATATGGAGCTGGTCCATTAACCCAATAATTAAATGCTTTACAATTATTATCTGCATCACATTTTTGTTTACAATCATCTAAATTAATAGTATCTAATGCAAGACAAGATCCTATATCTGCACCACCACGATCTTTTCCTGCGTTTAAGGTGTAATTACTGTAAATCGGTTGTTTTTTGACATACGTATCAATACCGGTGTAAGCTGCCAAATTTGTAAGAGTTGCATCACTTTTCAAGCAGCAACTTTTATTTCCTAATTCCCAACCAAATGCTTTACAGCTTGTATTAGCATCACATTGTTGTTTACAATCATCTGTATTTGGTGCAAAAACACAAGCTATATTAGCTGCAGTGTAAAATTTGTTATTGTAATTAGTATAATTAGTATAATTTGGTAATCCATTAGCATTTGGTGCTAAACCAGTAGGTGTTAAAACTCTTCTTTTACTAAATAAAGTAACAGCAGCATTGTCAGCAGTAACAGTTAGACCAGTTTTTAACCAACAATATTGTACTCCCCCACTTTGATATACATTAAATGCTTTACAATTTGGAGTTGCATCACATTCTCTTTTACAAATATCCTCGGATACGTTTGTTATGTATGTAATATCAGGACCTTGATTAACCTTACCGACATATGTTGCATAATCAGTATAAATTGGTGTCTTTTTGACATATAAATTAGTTCCAACACTAGTTGTTATACTTGCTAGAGTTGCATCATTTTTTTTACAACAAGCTTGACCTCCATTATAAGGAAAATAATTAAATGACTTACAATTTACATCTCCATCACATTCTTGCCTACATTTATTTATATCTGCTCCTGAAAAAGTACAACTTATATCTGCACCTCCACGATCTTTATCAGGACTATAATTATAATTACTATAATTTGGTGTACCATTAGGATTTGTCGGTAATATAGGTAATCCAAGTGAAGAACACGGACTAAATGGTATTGTAGTATTACTCATATATATATATATATAAAGAAAATTAAAAATTATTTATATATAAATAATTCAACAATTACTATAATGTAGACTTTATAATAATATTTAAAGAATTAAAAAGTTTATTTAAGCTAGATATTTTTTAAGTAGTTCATAAATAAATCATCTTTTTTTACTTAATATAATCGAAACAATTATGCCACCCATACAAAGACCAGAAATGTATCCAATTATAATTGCCATAATCTTCAAACATATTACTCATTGATTTAGGTTGCATACTATGTTATTTAATATAGTATTTATACCTTTACACTTGTAAATTAATGCTTGATTATCTTCAAAATATCATTAACTTTAAGCATAATATTTTGTGTTTGAATTTTCTTCATATTTACAAGATTACTAATATCTTCAATTTCAGAAAAAAGTAATCCAGGTGTATTCTCTTCTGGATTATTTATAATATTCTTTTTTGCAATTTGCTTTTTCATGTACTCAATAATTGCATCCACAAAAAAGAAGTTCATACGTACACATCGATGGTAATAATCAATATCATCTCTATACTTTATAAATTTATAGTTATTATTAATATAATTACTAAAACTTTTAATATATTTGGCATTATTTTCATGCCAAGAACTATTATTAGTTAGATAAATGTACAATAAATTTAGATTTACAGTACGTTCAGGAATTGGTTTAAATATGTTCTTATTAATATTTACATTCACGGGTGATTTGCTAGGCTGCATGGGAGGTTCATATGGCTTAGCATTCAAATTCATTTGTATTGGTGTAATAATTATACTTAATATATTAACATACTAATATATAATTTTTTCAATTTTTATATATCATATTGTGTGTGCAGAATAATTATTTTGTCTGAAGTGGTTGTCATCTTGTGTGCAGAATAATTATAAAAGAATTATGGTTCAAACATATACGCAAATGATTTTCTGCACAAAGGACATTTCTTAGCTGTACACATTTTTATACATTTAACATGGAATGAATGCTTACATGAGTTAAGTTGGCACCATTTATCATTCCCATTATCACAACATATCATACAATCATCAGTTGGTTTCTTGATGATTGTATAAGAGATTTTATATCTAAATTTGCAATATTTTAATGCATTAATATTATTCGTAATAGCAGCCATACACAACTCAGGTGTTTGTTCTTCTACATATAGTAATGCACAACCATTATTTTGAACAGCAGCCATGCACAATTCATATGTTTGTTCTCCTACAAATTCTAAAGCACCACCACATTTTTGAACAGCTGCCATACATATTTCTGGTGTTTGTTTTTTAACATGTCTTAGTGCCCACCCATAATTACTTTCATCATTTTGAACAGCAGCCAAACACAATTCATATGTCTGTTTTTGTACAAATTGTAATGCACTACCATGATTTTGAACAGCTGTCATGCACAATTCAGGTGTTTGTTCTTTCACATATTTTAATGCTCTACCGTGTTTTTGAACAGCCACCATACACAGTTCAGGTGTTTGTTCTTTTACAAATTCTAATCCAAAACTATTATTTATAACTATAAAATCATAATAATATTCACAATAATCATTATCAGTTTGAACAGCTACCATACACAGTTCAGGTGTTTGTTCTTTTACAAATTCCATTGCAGCACCATCATTTTTAACAGCTATCATACACAGTTCAGGTGTTTGTTCTTTTACATAATTTAATGCACTACCTTTATTTTTAACAGCTATCATACACAATTCAGGTGTTTGTTCTTTTACATAATCTAATGCACTACCTTTATTTTTAACAGCTATCATACACAATTCAGGTGTTTGTTCTTTTACATAATCTAATGCACTACCATTATTTTTAACAGCTATCATACACAGCTCAGGTGTTTGTTCTTTTACATACCTCAATGCATAACCATTATTTTGAACAGCTATCATACACAGCTCAGGTGTTTGTTCTTTTACAAATTGTAATGCATCACCATAATTTTGAACAGCTGCCATACATATTTCTGGTGTTTGGTCTTTTACATATTCTAATGCAAACATACTATTTTGAACAGCTGCCATACATATTTCATATGTCTGTTCTTTTACAAAATTAAATGCGTCACCATAATTTTGAACAGCTTCCATACATATTTCTGGTGTTTGTTCTTTTACAAATTCTAATGCACAGCCATTATTTTGAACAGCAACCATACATATTTCTGGTGTTTGTTCTTTTACAAATTCTAGTTCAAGACCATTTTGTCGAACAGCCGCCAAACACAACTCAGGTGTTTGTTCTTCACAATCTGCCAAGCATAGCTCAATTGATTGATCATCATAGTCTGAAGAACTATGTTCATCACTGCTTGATACACTCATTTTATAAATAGTTAATAAATATATAAATATCATACAATTAATTATTTTTTTCAATTTTTATATATGTTCCTATAATATGGAATACTATGATAAATATATAAAGTATAGTTTAAAATTTAACAATAATTTTACAGGTGGAAAGAATAATATACATGATAAATACAAACAATACAAAGAAACACGTAGTAAAATAGAAAAATTATCATTAAATATTGATACAATACCAAATAATACAGATAGTGATATTGCAATTATCGTACCCTACCGAAGTAATAAATATCAAAATAGAGAACAACAATTACAACAATTTGTAGAATACTATCACAATTATATAAATAATTTAGATATTTACATTGTTGAACAATCGGATGATAATCGTAAATTTAATCGTGGGGCACTACTGAACATCGGCTTTGATATCGCCAACAAAAAAGGTTATGATATGTATATTTTTCATGATGTTGATTTAATATCACCACCTGAATTAAAAAAATTATATTCTTATGTTGCAAAAAATCCATTACAAATTGGTCATTTATGGCGTGAAAAATATACATTTGCTGATTTTCTTGGTGGTATTATAAGTTTTAATAAAGGTAGTTTTGTGAAAATTAATGGGTTTCCAATTAATTCATGGGGTTGGTCATCAGAAGACGATAGTTTATATAATAGACTAGTTACTAATAATATACCAGTGTATTATCCTGAAACGAGTGAAAAAATAGAAATAAAAGAAATATCTCACGTACCAACATCAGATATTAAAGAATTAACGAATACCAATAAGAAATATAATATTTTGAGTGATTTAAAAAATTGGAAATCGAATGGTTTAAAACAAGTAAAATATACAATTAATGATAAAACAAGTATAAATTATGAAAATGTAATAAAATATAATGTAACAATTAATGTATAAGTTTTTGGTTTCATCCAAGATAAAGTAATAGTTGTAGTAGATTACTCATGTGCTAAACCACGTAGAGGTAACTTACATATAGCACGTTAGTCGGTTTTTGAGTTGGGTCTCATTCATGTTATTCCATTTTTGGTGACAACTACACCTTGTTGGTTTTTGAGGATAGGTACCTAGAATATCTAATTATTTCCTATTTTTAAGTGCCAACAACACTTACCATATAATAATAATGTATTAAGCAATAATATTTTCAATTTTTTTAAATAAAAAATTGAAAATATTTTATTCTATATTACTTTATAACATTTGTATTGATATCATGTCTTCTATTTCTGCAGAAAAAAGACTGCAAATTAAGCAGTTGAGAAAGGCACGAAAAAACCAATTTAAACAGGTAATTCCAAATTCAGTTCATGTACCACCAGTACATTCTGCAAGTGAATACATACATTATGATAATGAATTTCATTCATATTCATATATAGTTATTAACAATAATTTGATCATAAGTGATATATTTATATTTTTGGAATGTATTCTAAAATATGTTACTATTAAAGAATGGAAAGAGTTTATGGTAGCAACCGCAAATTATAAAAAAAAGATAATACGCTATTTATGCACAGAATATAGTAATCAACTTAATAAATTACGTTATCCATATGAACATAGTAGTAAATTAATTATAAATCGAAAAAACTTATTAGAATCTAGTATACTTAATTCAGATTATATGCTTGGTTTCATTTTTAGAATAGATAAAATAATTTATAAATATGCAAAAAAATTACCTCTTCGAATAAATACTATAAAAAAAATAGTATCGTTTTATAGTCGAATGAGTGATAATTATTATTATTAT